TCAACGCCACAACCAGATCACGCTAGTGGTGGAGGTGGTGGTGCTATTGCAGTAGGTACTAATGGTCATTCTTCACCAGCAACTGCTTCAGGTAGTGGTGGCGATGGAGCTGGAATACCTACAGCTTTTGGCAGTAATGGTGTTCCTTGTGGAAGTTTTAGATATTACGCTGGAGGCGGTGGAGGTGGTGCAAATCCACCAGTAAGTACAGGTAATGGCGGTGGAGGAAAAGGTGGTGGTGGACCTGGAGCTTCAGGAGCAGCATGTGCAGGAACCGCAAACAGTGGAGGTGGTGGTGGAGCTGGAGGTTCAGCTGGACCTTCACCAGGTGGTAACGGTGGTTCAGGTGTAGTAATAATAAGGTATAAATTTCAAAATTAATTATGACAAGTACAATTAAAGTAAATAATATTAAAGACACTGGTGATAACAATATGGTTGTTAAGTGTGGGAGCACGCTTACTTTAGGTAAATCGGGCGACACAGTTGCTATTGCTAGCGGTGCGTCAACTTCAGGTATGGGAAGAACTGGAACTGTTGATTGGCAAACATCGATTAAGACAGCAACATTTACTGCTGCATCAGGAGAAGGATATTTTTGTAATACAAGTGGTGGAGCATTTACAGTTAATTTACCAAGTTCACCTTCTGTTGGTGACATTGTAGCTATCAAAGATTATGGAAGTTCTTTTTCAACACATAATTTAACTATTGGTAGAGGTGGTTCTAATATGAATGGCAGTGCTGGAGATTTCACATCAGCTACAAACAATTTAAGTTTAACTTTAGTTTATGCTGATGCAACAAAAGGTTGGTTATCAGTAGAAGAAGGAACAGGATTTGTTGGAGAAGCTTTTATAACTGCAACAGGAGGAACAATTGTTGATAGTGGTGATTACAGAACACATACATTTACAGGACCAGGATCATTAACTGTATCATCACTTGCTAGCTGTTCTGCAAACAACGTGGTAGATTATTTAGTAGTTGCAGGTGGTGGCGGTGCTACAGGAGCTGCAGGAAGTGGAGCAGGAGCAGGAGGATTTAGAATGTCTAATGACACTTGTATGCCAGCACCTTTGACTTCACCATTAGCAAATCCAACAGGTATCACAGTTACAGCACAAGCATATCCAATAGTTGTTGGAGCAGGAGGCACAGCACCAGATCCAACCAGTCCTCCTGGCACAAATGGTAGTGTTTCATCTTTTGATTCAATTACATCTGCCGGTGGTGGTGGAGGTGTTCAAGCAGCTACTGCTGGAATAAATGGTGGATCAGCTTCAGGTGGAGGTGGTGAAACTCCAGGATCAACTTCTGCAGGTGGATCAGGTAACACACCTCCCGTTACTCCCGCACAAGGAAATAATGGTGGAACTGGATCACAAGGTCCAGTTGCTAGAGGAGCCGGTGGTGGTGGAGGTGCTGGTGCTGCTGGTGAAAATGGTTCAGGTTCTGGAGGTGATGGTGGAACAGGTTCTTTTGTAGTACAAGCAGGTATGGGTGGATGTAATGGAACAACAGGTCCAGTAGGTTCAACAAGATATTTTTCTGGTGGTGGCGGTGGCGGTCACGAAGGTGCAGGTGGTCATAATGGTGATCCAGGTGCAGGGGGTGGTGGTGGTGCAGGTCCAACTTCAAGTACACCAGGTCCAGGTAGAGCTGGGACAGCTAACACTGGTGGCGGTGGAGGTGGTGGATCAAGAGGTACACCAGGGACAAATAGTGGTCAATTAGGTGGTAATGGTGGAAGTGGTATTGTAATAATAAGGTATAAATTTCAATAATTATGAGTGAAATAAAAGTAAATAAAATTAGTCCAAGAACAAATTGTGGAACGGTTACGTTAGGAGATAGTGGAGATACTATAACAATTCCTAGTGGTGTAACAATGACAAACAATGGGACGCAAACAGGATTTGGTCGAACAGGTACTGTTGATTGGGTAACAACAGTTCAAACTTCAGGTTTTACAGCAGCAAATGGAAAAGGGTATTTTGTAAATACAACATCTGGATCAATAGCAATAGCTTTACCAGCAGGGAGTGCTGGTGATATTGTTGCCTTTAAAGATTATGCAAATACTTGGGATAGTAATACAGTTAACGTAAGTGCGAATGGTTCAGACAAAATTGGTGGAACTACAGGTACTTTAAGTTTAAGCACAGAATCACAATCCATTACTCTAATATTTACTGATTCTACAAAAGGTTGGGTAGACATTCACGATTCAACATCTAATGCACAAGCTGCTAATTTTATATGTGCATCTGTATCAGGAACAGGAAATACTTTATCAACAGCACCTTGTTGTTCAAATATGAAAATTGCAACTTTTACAGGACCAGGAACTTTTACGGTAAACTCAGGTTCTGGAGGATTTGCAAAAGCTGATTATATTGTAGTCGCTGGAGGTGGTGGCGGAGGTGGTGGATCATCTGGATCAGTATTTGGAGCTGGAGGTGGTGGTGCAGGAGGTTATAGAGAAGCACATTCAGATGCAACCTCTGGACCATACACAGCAAGTCCATTAGCAACTTGTGTATCTTTACCACTAACACCTGGAGCTTATCCAGTTGTGATAGGTGCAGGCGGAGCAGGATCTGCTGCTAATTCTCCAGGCTGTCAAGTTAGAGGTGCAAACGGATCAAATTCAACTTTTAGTTCAATTATTTCAACTGGTGGAGGATCAGGAGGCTCAAGAACTACGGGAGCACCTAACCCAACACCAACACCAGAAGACACTGCAAGAGGAGCAGATGGTGGATCAGGTGGTGGATCATCAGAGGGCGGTAATGGTTTTACTGCTGGAGGTGCTGGAAATACACCTCCTGTTACTCCTCCACAAGGTAATCCTGGAGGTGATGGAGTTACAAACCCACCAGGACTTCCGTCAACTGGACCAAGCAGTTGTAGTCAAAACACAGCTATAGGTCCATCAGGAGGAGGTGGTGCAGGAGCTAAAGGCACAGATGGTTTTGGTCCTACTTTTGGTTCTGGAGGTTCTCCAAACCAAGCCGGTAGACCTGGAGGAGCTGGTGTTTCAACATCCATAACAGGATCTGCAGTAGCAAGAGCAGGTGGAGGTGCTTCAGGTGGAGGTGGCCCAGGCACTGTACAAGGTGGAGGCTCAGGAGGAACTGGAGGTGGCGGTGCAGGAGGTGGTCCATCTTCTGGAGCTGGTGATCCAGGTTGTAATGCTACTGTTAATACAGGCGGTGGAGGTGGAGGAGCTTCAGGAAGAGTCTCTCCAAATCCAGGAGGCACTGGTGGAAATGGTGGATCAGGTATAGTTATAATAAGATACAAGTTCCAGTAGTTGAATGAATAAAATTTATAATATATAATAGGAGATAATTATGGCACATTTTGCAAAACTAGGAGCGAACGGAAAAGTTATTCAAGTATTAACTTTAAATAACTCTGATATGCTTAACGCTGATGGCGTTGAAGATGAAGCAGTAGGTCAACAATATTTAGAATTACATAATAATTGGCCTGCACAAATGTGGATTCAAACATCTTACAATACACAAAGCAACCAACATAAAAATGGTGGAACACCTTTTAGAGGCAATTACGCAGGTATAGGTTTTACTTGGGACGAAGATAATCAAATCTTTTGGCCTAAAAAACCATATGCATCTTGGGTAAAAAACACAACTGACGCTAGATGGCAATCACCAATTGGTGATGCTCCTGCTTTAACTGCAGAACAAGAAGCGCAGAATACACCAGTAGATGAAAATACACCACCAACACATGACTGGTATTATGTTTGGAATGAAGATAATCAATCTTGGGATTTGACAGACGGCAACGCATAAATTAAAAAATGAGGTGGAATGCAGAAGAAGATTTTATCTGAACAAGCTTTGTATTATGGTGATGTTGCAATGCCCAAAGATTGGGATATAGACCGAGATAAATTACAACAAGATATATTAACATCACACGTTACAGATTCGCCTTTTCCATATTCAAAGACTTGGGATATGTTGAATACTTACATTCGAGAACACATCTATATTGAATATAATATCAATTTAGTAAACAAAGAAATGTGGGGAAATATGTATAAACCTGCAGAAACCACGATCCCACTACTTAATATTTATCCAGTAGATCTACGCAATTCACCAGATTTTACATTATTATATGGCGTTAATGTTAAAGATTGTATGGTAAGAATACATTTTGATGATAATAGACGTAAGGGCAGAAGTTGGGATATACCGCTTCTAAATAACAGGTTTATTATGTTTCCATCAACTAATATGTATTATTTAACTAATAATCAGAAAGATAGTTTGAATTTTGTTAAAACAATAACATATGATTACATCTAAAAAATTGCTATCACATAGAAAAAATTGGACAATAAATCCTACGAAGATAACTGTAATAGATAATTTTTTTGACGAAGAATGTTTGAAAATGTTAAAATATAGATTGCTTTATACACATAAAGCTGACAAAATTTATGATAATTATTATGCAGTTGATTATAAAGAAAACGATTATTTAACTTCTATGATTGCTGAAGAAATAAAAAACAAAATACTATTACCTCCTTTTCAAAGAGCATGGGGATTCGTCTATAATAATTCTGGAACAGGTGTTGGACTTCATTGTGATCCTTCTGTTGTCAATTTAAATATTTGGTTAAGTTCAGATAAATCAGTTAAAAATAAATCAAAAAATGGTTTAAATATTTATAAACTTAAACCTCCTAAACATTGGACCCGCCATGAGTGGAATGAAAATCCTAGTAAAGCAATAAAATTAATAAAAAGTAAAAAAATAAAACCTTTAAAAGTTCCTTACAAATATAACAGAGCAATATTTTTTGATGGTGCTTATTTTCATACTTCAAATGAAGTTTCTATGAAAGATGGTATAGAAAATAAAAGAATAAGCTTTACAATGTTATTTGGAGAACAATTAGAAAAACATGAATCTTTTTAATTATTATTGGTTTTTTAAATCTGCACTTACTCACAGATTTTGTGACGAAGTTATTGCTTATGCAAATAAACAAAAAGAAGTTATGGCTAGAACAGGTGGCTATGGTGATAGAAAATTAAATAAACAAGAAGTTCAAAATTTACAAAGAAAAAGAAAATCCGATTTGGTATGGCTAGATGATAAATGGATATATAGAGAATTACATCCTTTTGTACATGAAGCAAATAGAAAAGCTGGTTGGAATTTTGATTGGGAAAGATCAGAATCTTGTCAATTTACAAAATATAAACTTAATCAGTATTATGATTGGCACTGTGATAGTTGGGAAAGGCCTTATAAAAAAGAAGGACCCGACTTTGGTAAAATTAGAAAACTATCTATGACTTGTCAGTTAACAGATGGTTCAGAATATAGAGGTGGTGAATTAGAATTTGATTTCAGAAACTATGATCCACATATGCGAGATGAATCAAAACATAGAATACAATGTAAAGAGATATTGCCAAAAGGATCTATTATTGTGTTTCCTAGTTTTGTGTGGCATAGAGTTAAACCAGTAACATCAGGCACAAGATATAGTCTTGTTGTATGGCATTTAGGGAGGCCTTTTAGATAATGTTTATAAATAGTTATTTTCCAACAATGATATGGAGTGAAGAAAAACCAGAGTTTGTAAAATCTTTAAACAAAGCTTCAAATAAATATATTAAAGAAGCAAGAAATAGAGAAAAAGCACATATAAAAAAATGGGGTGACTTTGGTAGGTCATATCATTCAACACCACTTACAGTTGACAATGATTTTTTAGATTTTAGAAATTACATTGGTCAAAAGTCTTGGGAATATTTAGATCATCAAGGTTATGATATGTCATTATATGCAACCATGTTCAGTGAAATGTGGGTTCAAGAGTTTGCTAAAAAAGGTGGTGGTCATCATTCTGCACACATACATTGGAACCAACACGTATCGGGTTTTTACTTTTTAAAGTGCAGTGATAAAACATCATACCCAATCTTTCACGAACCGAAGACTGGTGCAAGATCTACAAAATTAAAAATGAGACCAAATATAAAAGGTGTATGGGCAGGCCATGAACAATTTCATATAAGACCAAAACCAGGAACATTAATTATATTTCCAGGATACTTGGAACACGAATATGCAGTAGATTTTGGTATAGAACCATTTAGATTTATACATTGGAATATACAGGCTGTGCCAAAAGAAATGGCTAAAGATGTTTAAAAAGAAAAAATATACAGTTATCCGTCAAGCAATATCAAAAGACTTAGCAAGTTTTATTGCTAATTATTTTACTATGCAAAAACAAGTATATGATACTTGTTTACAATATAGGTACTTTTCACCTTTTGAAACTATTATTGGATACTATGAAGGCGAGAATGAACAGATACCAAACACATATTCTCAATATGCAAATATGGCGATGGAGACTCTACTATTAAAATGTCTTCCGGATATGGAAAAAGCAACAGGATTAAAATTATATCCTGCATACACTTATGCAAGAATATACAAAAAAGGTGATGTTCTAAAAAGACACAAAGATAGATTTAGTTGTGAGATATCAACTACTATGAATCTAGGTGGTGATGATTGGCCAATATATTTAGAGCCGTCAGGGAAAACTGGCAAAAAAGGTGTAAGAGTAGATTTAAAACCAGGAGATATGCTAGTTTATTCTGGCTGTGAATTAGAACATTGGAGAGAAAAATTTAAAGGTAAAGAGTGCGTACAAGTTTTTTTACATTACAACAATCGTCAAACACCAGGATCTAAAGATAATATGTTTGACAAACGTCCTCATCTGGGACTTCCTTCTTGGTTTAAGAGATGATATAATCTCTGCGTGTGGGGGGTTTACCACCTCAATCACCAACCCCTCACGCTTATTGGAGAGATATGTTAGGAATAACGGCAATTGCACAATCACCTCTTGCTTCACTTGGCGGAACTAATGCTAATGTGAGTGTAACTGGTAATCAACTTACTTCTGCAGTAGGTTCAGTATCTATTACTGCAATTCAAAACCCTACAATCCAATTAACAACAAATCTTCTAAATACACAGACGGGAGCTATACAAGTAGATCCTGATGTAATTGTAACGGGAGAACAATTAAGTTTTGTCATTGGAACATATTCAATTTCAGCAGATGGAAATGCAACTATTGTTGCAGGACCAGAAAAAGAATTAGAAACTTCTGTAGGAGCAGTCACTATAAATGCAAATGGTTCAACAATTTTAAGTGGAGTAAATGCTACGACCGCAGTGGGACAAGTAGATGGTGTATTTACCGTTTTAGTAACAGGAAATGAATTAGATTCAGAGACAGGGACTATAGGTCCAATAACAGGAACAGCCAATGTAAGTGTATCGACTAATTTATTAACAATATCTGATGAACCAGTTGATGTTTCAATTGATGTAACTGCATCAATTACTGGACTTACTTTAATGACAACAGCTGTAGCTTCAGTCACTGTAGATCTAGATACTCCTGTTGATTTGACTGGACAACAAATGGCAGCTAATGTAGGAAATACAGGAACAATAGCATGGTCTAATGTTGATCCAGGAGTAAGCAATGTTTGGGTTGAAGTTGATATTGCAGCGTAATAGGATTATAATACAAATATGGCATCTACATTTTCGACAGATTTAAAACTTGAACTTATGGCTACTGGTGAAAACGCTGGTACATGGGGAACAAAAACAAATACAAACCTTAATTTGGTACAACAAGCAATCGCTGGTTTTGAGTCAATAAGTGTAACAACTACATCTATTGGTTTGACTATGGATGATGGATCTATTTCACAAGCAAGAAACATGGTATTAGCTTTTGGTGGATCTTTAACAGGAGCAACAAGTGTAACTGTTCCTAATTCAATTGAAAAAATGTACATACTCGATGACAGAACTACACACAATACAAGCACAATAACTTTTAAAACTGCAAGTGGCACTGGGTTTGCGCTGACTGAAGGTAAAAAACATATTGCATATTCAGACGGGACTAATATGAATAGAGTTGACTTATCTAGTTTAGGTGGTGAGATAGCAACTGCATCAATCGCTGACAATGCAATCACTACAGCAAAAATTTCAGACAACCAAATAGTAACAGCTAAAATATCTGATAACCAAATTACAACAGTAAAAATTTCTGATAATCAAATAACTACGGCAAAAGTTTCAAATAATGCTATAACTGCTGATAAGCTAGAAAGAAAATTTACAATAACAACTAATGTTACTCCAGCAGGAGGATCTGACGGAGATCTTTGGTTCGTATATTCATAGGATTTAAATGGCTGAGACTTACGTTAGAAACTCTAGTGCCTTTCAAAAAGCAAATCAAGTTTTTGCTAATGTAAGTGGAACATATCAAGAAGTAAACGAAGCTTATGCAAATGTAGGTGGAACTTACAAATTAGTTTTTAGTGCCTTTGAGGCAACGTCAACTGCAACCTTATCATCTGGTTCTGGAACATTTACAGTTCCAGCAAATGCAAATGCAATTCATATACAAGCTGCTGTTGGTGGTGGTGGTGGAGCTGCGGGAGGTGCAGATTATGATAAAGCAGGCGGAGAATCGGCAGGAGCTGGAGGTGGGTCTGGAGCTTATATCTCTGATAAAATATTTTCTGTAACTGAAGGTGAAACAATGACTTATGCAATTGGGACAGGAGGATCTGGAGGTAACCAAACAGGTAACTTTAAACAACCAAGAGTAGCAAGTGCTGGTACTTCTACAACTTTATCAGGGTCAAGTGCAGGATCTTTATTTACATTAGGAGGAGGTGGTGGATCTTCAGGTACTGGTGGAGGTGTACAAGGACCTTTAAGAACAAACACTGCAGGCACACCTGGATCGGCAACAGTATCATCAAGTGTTAGCACTGGTACTTTTAGAGATTCAGATGGTATTACAAAAAATGTAAGCACTTTAACATCTGGACCTTCAGGAACTTTTAACGATAGTGGTAATGGTGCAACAGGAAGTTTATCTGGATCAGGTAACTGTGGAGGAGACAACTGTAGAATTAGTGGTTTTTCTGGTGCGGATTCTTATGATGGAGGAATATCTGGAGGAGCTGGAGGCTCATCATCTGGAGGTGGTACAAATGGAACTCCAGGAACACGAGGCTCTGGTGGTGGCGGAGGTGCAGCACAAGTAAGTGGTGGATCAACAAATGGTGCAGTTGGTGGTGATGGTGAAATTGTTTATAGATTTATTCGTATACTATAGTATATATCTTTCATGACCAATATATCTAAGTGGTTTGGATATCCTATTTATATTTCCCAAATACAAAACTTTGAAAAATTAAATAAAAAAATTTTACCAGTACTTGAACTTGTTACTGCAACAAATTCTCAATATGCACGGACAACGGACATAAAAGCAAAAGACTTACAATCTATTGATGACAACTTACATTTAGATCCTAGATTTGAATTATTGTATGATGAAATTACTCAAGCATTGATTGCTGCAATTCATGGATTGCATTACGATCTAGAATTGTTTGAATTATATATTACAAAATCATGGGCTACGTACTCAACCAAAGATCAATTTATTTCATATCACAGACACATGACAAGTCACTTTAGTTTTGTCTATTATGTTAAAGCAGAGGACCAAGGCAATCTTTTCTTTATAGATGATGAGGCACATAAGGTTGGTTTGAACATACCAAAAAGAGATCCATATTTCAAAAAATGGGATGAGATTAATTTTGCGAAAGCTGAATATCCAGCAAAGACTGGTAATATAGTTATCTTTCCATCTATGCTTTTTCATGAAACAGGTATAAATAAAAAAGAAGAACCACGTATTTCTATATCAGGAGATGTCCTTTTAACTATGAGAAAAGGTTTGAAATCAGAGCATAACATGCCATCACCTACGACTTGGAAGAAGCTTTAACTTGGTGTAAAATACCCTATGCCTCTTACAAATGTAAAATTACTACCAGGTTTTGATAAAACAGATACACCTTCAGGAGCTGAAGGTAGATGGATTGATGGTGATTTTGTTA